GCGCTGAATGCCGATCCGGCGTTCAAGGCGCAAGCGGCGGCGCGCATGAAGGCGCTGAATGCCGATCCGGCGTTCAAGGCGCGTATGAAGGCGCTGCATGCCGATCCGGCGTTCAAGGCGCAAGCGGCGGCGCGCATGAAGGCGCTCCATGCCGATCCGGCGTTCAAGGCGCAAGCGGCGGCGCGCATGAAGGCGCTGAATGCCGATCCGGCGTTCAAGGCGCAAGCGGCGGCGCGCATGAAGGCGCTGAATGCCGATCCGGCGTTCAAGGCGCAAGCGGCGGCGCGCATGAAGGCGCTGAATGCCGATCCGGCGTTCAAGGCGCGTATGAAGGCGCTGCATGCCGATCCGGCGTTCAAGGCGCGCATGAAGGCGCTGCATGCCGGCTTGAATATCGCGATGCCCCGCTGGGTGACGGCCGATTTGGTCGACGACTTTCTCGACCTGGCCGCACTGTTTGGCGAGGAGGCAGCGGCCTCGTTCGTGCGCCGGCTGAAGCGGGAGGCGGCATGCGCGCCGCCGGCCAAAACATGGAAGTAACAGCCGCCCGCCGCCGCGACCCGGCGATCGTCGAACGCGACGCGGCCATCGTCGCGATGCTGATGACCGGCGCGACCAACCGCATGGCGGCGGCGCGTTTCGGCATATCGGTTTCCGCCGTCGCCGGAGTGTGGCATCGCGCCCGCGACAAGGCCGGCATGCCGCGCCGCAATCCAGGTCCGAAGCGCGCGGGGAGAGAAAACCCGGGAAGAAAGCCCGGCAATTCGCCTGGCCGCCCGCCGATGACCGACGAGGAAAAAGCCGAAGCGGCGGCATGGCGCGATGCCGATGCGCACAAGGCCGACGCCGCTTACGACGCTGGGCGCCTGCCGCACGCCACGAGCTTCGCCGATCTGCAACGCCGTCATTGCCCGTTCGAGGTGACCGGCGGCGACAGGGTCGAGGACTGGCGCTACTGCGCCGCGCCGGCCGCCGGCGATACCGGGCCGGCGTGGTGCGCGCATCATGCCGCGCGGGTGTCGGCGCGGTCATCCTCCTCCAGCCTCGACTGGGTGAACAAGGTGGCGTGATGGCGATTAACGAAAAAACCATGGCGATCCGTTCCCGGCTGCGGGATTTCGGCCCCAATCCGCCATGGGGCGCGATCGGCGCCCTGGCGCGGGAATTCGGCGTCGATCCGTCATGGGTCAGCCAGCAGCGGGCGATCCTGCTCCAATCCGGCGAGATAGGCGGGGAGGGGTTGCAAATCGCCCTGACGGCCAACATAAAGGCCCGGCTCGTCCTGCTGGCGTGTCATCGCGGCGAAACGACTGATCGCCTGGCCGAGAAAATTCTCGCCTGCGTCGTCGGCGCCGACGACAAGACATGCATCCTCGACGCGGTGCTCGACGAAAACTCCGAGGGCGAGGCATGAACCCCGCGCGCGAAATCGCGGCGCTGCGCGAGCAGCTCGACGAGGCGGAAGAAACCATCCGGCAATTGCGGCTGGTGCTGCGACCGCCAGTGGTCACGCCGCTCGAATGGCGTTTGACGCGGGCCGAGGTTGCCGTTTTCGGCGTTCTCCTCAATCGGGAGGTGGCGACCGCCGCTATGATGATCACCGCCACGCGGACCGCGCCGGCGTCATGCGAAAATGGCGATCCGGCGCCGAAGATCGCGCATGTGTGGGTCTGTCGATTGCGCCAGAAACTCGCGCGCTTCGGCGTGCGCATCGATGTCGTGTGGGGCGTCGGCTTCACGCTCGCCGACCGCGCCGCCTGGCGCAAGCGGTTGCTGGAGGCGGCGCCATGAAATTCGTTCTGGTCACCAACCAACCGCGGCGGGCCGCCATGGATTTCTGCGGGCAATGGCCCGCGCCGGCATGGCTGGAAATCGTCTCGGGCGCTGCGGAAATATTCGATATTCCCCACGCCGCCTTCGCCTTCGCGCTGCTTTACGGCGAGGATGTCATGCGCCGGGAGGACGCCACAAAGGGCTTTGGCCGGCCGGCGCGCCCGCGCTCCGACCTGGCGCTCAACCTCGATGTCTACCGCATGTTCCGCGCGGCGGCGGTGGATGCCGGGCGCGGCGTGCCGTTCGGCCTGACGGCCGAGCAATTCGACAGACTGGCGGCATGGAAGCGCGCCCGCGCCGCTCCCGGCGTGCTCGCCGCCTTTCCGCCCGGCCTGCGCGACACGGCGATCATGGCCGGGGTCAACGATGCTGCATGATCCGCCGCAACAATCGCGCGGCGAAACGCGCATCGATCCGTTTCCCGATATCGGGATGTTGAACGCCGCGCTGGCTGCAGATGGCTCGGCGAAAGTGAAACGGGAAGCCTTCCTGCTGCTGCGGGAAGCGAAATCGGGAGTGCCGGGATGGAAATTCATGGAACCGCAATCGCCCGCGACCAGTTGCGCGCCCTGGTCGAGCGCATCGAGCGACTGCATGAACAACGCCAGGCGCTCGCCGACGACCTGAAGGTGGTCTATGGCGAGGCCAAGGCCAGCGGTTTCGACGCTCGGGCGCTCAAGCACTGCGTCAAGCTGCGCCAGCAGGACAGCGCCGAGCGCCGCGAATTCGAGACGATCGTCGGACTGTATCTGTCGGCGCTCGGGATGGCGCCGGTCATGGACGATCCGGCAAGAGGCGAGGAGACGCGCAGCTCCGACCGGGAAGAAATAAAAGGCGAGGAGGCGCGTAGCGCCGACCGGGAACAAATAAACGGCACGGAAATTGCTACGCGTGCACGTGCGCGAGAGGATGCGGCGAAATCGACGCAGGCTCCCATTAATTCGTCATCCTCGGCCGCCCTCTCTTCGTCATCCTCTGGCTTGTCCCGAGGATCCATGGCGGAACCCGCGACCGCTGTGATGGCGGATGGCGCGCTGGATCCTCGGGACAAGCCCGAGGATGACGAAAAGGGGCCCGGGGGTGACGGAGAGTGGGTGGCCGTCGATGCCGACGGGCGCGGCGCCGAGGAGGACGAAGGAAAGGACGGCGACGAAGAAGACGATCTCGCCATTCCCGATTTCCTGAAACGTCCCGCGCCGACAAAAACCATGGAGATCGCCTGATGGTTGACATGACGATGTGTATCTCCGCTTCCTGTCCGCTGGTCTTGCAATGTGGCCGGCACCAGAACGCATGGCCGGACCGCTTGTCGAACTGGCAGTCGGTCGCCGATTTCACGCCGGAACCGGACGAGGAATGCGATTACCGCCTGCCGGCGCGCATTCCTGGCCCGGCGAAGCGGGAGCGCGCGGCTTGAGGGTTCCTGAAATCGCGGACATTTCCGACATTCTCGCCGATTACCGACGCGAGCTGCTGCGCCTCGGGCCGGTGTCGATCGCCGCCGATCTCAAGGAGCACGAACGCCGCGAGGCGCTGCCCGGAATTCTCGGCTGGGTGGCGCGCCAGCTCGCCGGCGAATGCCGGGCCCTGCAAAAGGAATTGGAGCCGCTGTGACCGACGATCCTGTCGCCGAGGCGCGCGCCGCGCCACTGCACAAGGCTTTCGCCGCGCTCGGCTTCGCGCCGCCGCGCGGGCGCTGGAATCGGGCCGGCGACACGGCCATGCCATGCCCGATATGCGGCGGCCGCGACCGCTTCGCCGTCAACCCGAAAAAAGGGGTGTGGAACTGCCGCGGCGCGGCCGGCGGGCGCGACGCCATCGGCATGGCGGCGCATCTGCTCGGCCTCGATGTGCGGACTCGCGACGGCCTGTTAGCCGCAGCCCATGCCGTGTTGCGGCGCTCGCCGGACAGAGAGACGGAACGGCCGCGACAGATGCAGGCCGCGCCGGCGCGAGACGACGACAACGAATATCGGGCGCGCGAGCGCGCCAAGGCGGACGGCAAATGGCGGCGCGGCCGGCCGTTGGCGAACACGGCGGCTGGGCAATATCTGGCGCTGCGCTGCGGCATCGGCGCGGCCGATCTGCCGAAGCTGCACATCCGCGCGCTCGAGCGCGAGACGCTGTGGGATGCGACGGGCGACGCGCCGTCGGCGGCGCATGAAGGCCCGGCCATGGTCGGTGCGTTTGTCGATGTCAGGGGCGAGGTCATCGGCTGCCATCTGACCTGGATCGACCTGCACCATCCGTCGAAATTCCGGCCGCCCCTGCCGGTCACCAAGAAGATGCGCGGCTCCAAGAAGGGCGGCCTGATTCCGCTGGCCGGCGGTCGCAATGCGCCGCGATGGGTGGCGGGCGAGGGCATCGAGAACGTGCTGGTCGTTGGCGCCGCCGAAGGCTTTCGCGCCGATACGTTTTACTGCGCCGCCGGCGATCTCGGCAATCTCGCCGGGCCGGCCGAACGCGAGGGCGGCATGGCGCATCCGACGCTGCGCGGACCGAACGGCCGGCCGGCGCATGTGCCGAGCCCCGTACCCCGCGCCGATCAGGCGCCGCCGCATGCCGCAACCGAGGCGATGTGGATCGATGCGCATGCGCGCGAAAGCCTGCTCGTCGCCGACGGCGATTCGGAAATGCTGGCGACGGCGGCGATGATGGCGCGGGCGCGCTCGCGGCTATCGGTCGAGGGCCGGAAGGTGACGGTGGTCTGGCCGCCGGCCGGCATGGATTTCTGCGACGTGTTGGCGGGCGCCGGTGTGGGCGAATAATGGGCAAGATCGACAAGGTTCGCGCGCTGCTCGAAGCGGCGCAGCATCCGGCGGCGGTTGCGGCCATGGATCCTCGGGTCAGGCCCGGGGATGACGAAAAAGCGGCCGGTGGCGACGAAAGAAAAAACCTGCGCGCCGCATCGGCGCCGCCCGACCCGGAAACCGTCAAGGCCTGCGTCCAATTCGATCACAGCGATACCGACAACGCGCACCGGTTGATGGCGCATTTCGGCGACGACATTCTGGCGGTGGCGCAGCGCGGCGGCAAGGCCCCGGCCTTCGCGGTGTGGACGGGCGCGCACTGGGATATCGACGGCGGCGCGCCGCGGGCGCTCGCCTTGGCGCAGGCGCTGGGCGAACGCATCAAGCTCGAGGCCGGGGCGATCGCGCCAAGCGCGGCGCAGGACAAGGAACTGGCGGCGGCGAGCGCGGCCATGGCGCTGCCCAAGGACAAGCGCGGCGACGAGGACAACGCCGCCATCGCCGCCGGCCGGGCGATCCGCGCCGCCATCGCCGACCGGCGGTCGAAACGGCGGCAATGGGGCCAGACCTCCAAGAATCACGGCCGGCTGGTCGCCATGCTGGCCTGCCACGCGCCGCACTGCCAGACGCCGGCCGACGAATTCAATGCCGACAAGCTGCGCTTCGCGACGCCGGGCCACACGGTCGCCTTCGCGGTCAAAACCGTCGTTTCCCCGAACCCCGCATTTGTCGATCCCGACGTGACCAGCGAAGAGGTGCCGCCAACGATCTCCGCCACCCTGGCAACCGTAACGGCGACGCCAGGACATGACCGCGCCGACCGTATTTCGCAGCTCGTTCCGACCGCCTATGTCGCCGGTGCGGCTTGCCCGCGCTGGCTGGCGTTTCTCGAAGAGGTGCAGCCCGAGCCAGCGATGCGCCGACTGCTGGCGCAGAGCTTCGGCCTCGGCCTCATCGGTGTCACCGTGCAGCGGCTGTTTTTCCATTACGGCTCCGGCGCCAACGGCAAATCGGTGGCGCTCGAAACCGTGACGCGCTGTCTCGGCGGCCTGGCGGTGACGCTGCCTTCCGAATCGTTTTTCGGCCCGAGCCGGCAGGGCGGTTCGGCATCGCCCGACATCGCGCGTCTGCACGGCCGCCGCCTGCTGCGCGTCAAGGAACTGCCCGAGGGCGAGCAATTGCGCGAGGCCATGGTCAAGGAACTGACCGGCGGCGAGGCGATCACGGCGCGCACGCTGTTCGAGGGTTATTTCGATTTCCTGCCGGAGTTCGTGGCGCACCTCTCGGGCAACGCCGAGCCGTATGTCAAAGATATTTCCGAGGGCTTCTGGCGCCGCATCGTGGTGGTGCCATGGCCGGTGACGATCGCCGCCGAGCGGCGCCGCGACTTCGAGGAAATACTCGCCGGTTTCATGGCGGAAGCGCCTGGCATCCTCAACTGGCTGATCGACGGCGCGCGCGATTTCCTCGAGCACGGCCTGCAGGTTCCTGCTGCGGCGGTCGCCTCGACGGCGGAATACCGCGCCGACATGGACCCGCTGCACGGCTTCTTCGCCACCTGCATCGAGGTGACGAAACTGGCGACCGACCGCGTGCAGGCCGCCGATCTCTATTCGCTGTACCGCGACTGGTCCGCTCATGCCGGCGTCGATCCGATGAACCAGACGCGCTTCGCCAAGCGCCTGCGCCGCCGCGCCGACGGCCTCGGCATGACGCGCGAGGAGGGCCGGCACGTGCACTGGATCGGCATCAAGGTGGCATGGAACCCGCCGCATGTGGCGACGGGTGGCGATCCCGGGCCGTTCGGGGGCGACCGGTCATGATCTACGGTTCCGTCTGCTCCGGCATCGAGGCCGCCACGGTCGCCTGGCATCCGCTCGGCTGGCGGCCGGCGTTTTTCGCCGAGATCGACAAATTCCCGAGCGCCGTGCTGGCGCATCGGTTTCCGGAGGTAATGAATCTTGGCGATTTCACGAAAATCGGCGCCGACGCCGGGCCAATCGACCTTCTGGTCGGAGGAACCCCCTGCCAATCGTTCTCCGTCGCCGGAAAGCGACTCGGACTGGACGATCCGCGCGGCAACCTCGCCCTCGAATTTCTTTCCCTGGCTCGCCGCCTGCGCGCCCGCTGGATCGTTTGGGAAAATGTCCCCGGCGTCCTTTCCTCTAACACGGATGAAACGGACGGCGACGGCGATATTCGATGCGGACTTGCAGGCCGCCGCGCCGGAGACGAATGGATTGAGGAAAGCGATTTTGCGACCTTTCTCCAATTCGTTCTCGAATGCGGGTACGGGTTCTCCTACCGGGTTCTGGACGCTCAATTTGTGCGAACACGCCGACACGCTCGGGCCGTGCCGCAACGACGGCGGCGTGTGTTCGTTGTCGGATATCTTGGAGACTGGCGCCGTGCCGCCGCGGTTCTACTTGACCCCGAAAGCCTGCGCGGGAATCCTCCGCCGCGCCGCCAAGCGCGGCAAGGCGTTGCCGGAACCCTTGCGAGCCGCGCTGCAGGCGGTGGCGGACAGGGAACCGACTTCGAAGTAGATGGCGGTCTCGTGGCGCATTCGCTGACGCCGGCGCGCGGAAGATCGGCCGCATGCGATCCGTCGCTTGAAACCTACATTCCGGCCATTGTCGGGCAGGCCATGTCATCGAAATGGGCCAAGGGCGCCAGCGGCCCGGCCGGCGACGAAGTGGCGAACCTCGTGGCGCATTCGCTCCGCGCCGAAGGCTTCGATGCCAGCGAGGATGGAACCGGGCGCGGCGTGCCGCTGATCGCGTTCGGCGGCAAGGACAGCGGCGCGGATGCGATGGAAAACGTCTCGCCGACATTGCGCGCCGGCGGGCATGCCAACAGCCATGCCAACGTCGGCGTGGTTCCGGCGATCGCCTTCGACGCAAAAGCCGGCGGCAAAACCGGCTTGTCTATCGGTGAGGTTCCAGGAGATCTGCGCGGGGACGGGCATGGCGGCGGCCATGCGGCGGTGGCCTACGATCTGCGTGGCCGCGAGGGCGGCTCGCAATTCGAGGGGCCGCACGACACCGCCAATATCCGCGCCGCTTCCGGCGGCTCGAGCCGCAGCTACGTCGCGCAACGATGGGCGGTGCGCCGCCTCACGCCGCTCGAATGCGAGCGATTGCAGGGCTTTCCGGATGGTTGGACCGATATTCCCTATCGAGGCAAGCCCGCCGCCGACGGCCCCCGCTACCGGGCGCTCGGCAATTCCATGGCGGTCAACGTGATGGCGTGGATCGGCGAGAGAATCGCGATGGTGGAGGCGACGAAATGAGCCGAAATCCGGTTGATTTTGCAGGCGTTTGCAGGCGTTTGCAGGCGGCTTGCAGGCGTTTTCGATGGTGTTTTCGTGAATGAAATCAATCGGATGCAGTGGCTAGCAGGCGTTTCGCGCGCCCGCGCATATAGAGAGCGTGGGAAGGGGAGGACAAAAGGACAATTTCCATATGTGCGCGACCCAAAAACGACTGAAACGACTGCAAAAGGTTGATATTAAACAATAAAACACCTGCAACCATAACTGCAAACGACTGCAAACGACTGCAAGGGAAAAAGAGATCATGAAAAGACGGGTTCCGGTCGAAACCTTTCTCGAATGGGCGGTGCGGGAAGAACTGGTTCACGAGAAACGGACGAATATCGGATCGCTGGCCTCGGCTTGGGCGCGGATCGACCGGTATGCAACGCTTGGTGCGATGATCGATTCTGGTGCAAACTGGCTGGAACATTTCGACGACCGGCTCGCGCCCGATGCCGACGCCATGGCGGCGGCGAGCGCGATGCGGGCATGGTGTGCCGGGTTCGACGCGCATGCGGCGTTCGCGGGGCTTGACCCGCTCGCCGATTGGGCGGCTTGCGATGCCATGTCCGACGTTCGGCGGGTTTTGGCCAATCGCATCGGCGAGCGGTCGCCTGCGCAATGGCGCGAACACGCGGCGGCGCTGCTGTGGCATTGCGCCTACGCCGGGCGGGCGCCGGAGCACGATTGCCCGATGCCCGTGCGGCGCATGGTGTCGATCGGCGGCAAGCCGGCATGGTTCATGATCGAGAAGCGCAAGGGCGCGACCGGAGCGGTGTTGGAATTCGAGGTTGACGGATACGACAAGGCCAAGGCGCGGCCAAGGCCGGGCGCGTATCGCAAATACGAGTTTGCGGTTTCGCCCGTGCCGGCCATGCTCGGCCGCGCCGATTTCGCGCTGTGGCGCATGGCGATGGCGGGAATCGCCGATGCGCTCGGGCAGGTCATGATGCTAAGGTGGGAAGTCGCGCCGCCGGCGACACCTTGGCCGGCATGGGCGCAGGGCTTCGCCAAGGCATTGGCGGAAAAAGAGAAACAGGCGGCGTGAGAAATCATGAAAATGACGCTTGACCGCGGCAGAAAGTTGACATAAACAGGCGACGCTGAAAAAGGTTGGTCGCCCGCTTCCGGGAACGGAGGCGGGCGAATGCTTTTGTGGGAGGCATCATGCGGTTGCGGCGCGCGCCATCGCAGCTCGCTTCGCCGCCTCGCCAGTTGAATGCTCCCCCCAAGACAGCCGACGAACTGTACCGATCACCGGGGTGGCATGCGTTCATCGGTTCGATCAAGGCGACGCGCGGCGCGTGGTGCGAGGATTGCGGCTCCGGTCACCGGGTCGCAGGCGATCATGAAACCGAAATCAAGGATGGCGGCGCTCCGTTCGATCCGGCGAATATCCGCCTGCGCTGCCAGGCATGTCACAACAGGGTCACCGCCGCCCGCCGCCGGTCCCGCATAGCAGGGTAGGGGGGGGGGGCAAATCTCTACCGTCCCGCGCCGCCCTAGACCCGTTCCATTCCCATTGGGAGATTTTTTTCTTGGAAGAGGAAATTTTTGGGGTGAAGGGCGCGGATACGGAGGATGGTGGACGCGAAGGCGAAGGCGCGCCGGCGCTGAATCCTGGACCGTATGACCTCTTCGGCATGCCGGTGCGGGCGCGGCATGGCCTGAAAGGCCGGCCGGAGCACGTGCCGACGCCGGAAATCGCCAACCGCCTGGCGATCCTGCTGGCCATGGGCTGGGACGACAAGCGCATTTCGGCAACGGTCGGCCTGTCGATCCCGACTTTGCGCAAACATTATTTTTCCCTGGCGCAGGCAAGGCGCACGGCACGCGACCGCGTCGAGGCGACAAACCTGCAGATGCTGTGGGACCAGGCCAAGGGCGGCAACGTCGCCGCGACCAAGGAATTCCGCCGCATCCTCGAGCGCCGCGCGCTTGATGACATCGACGAGCGCCTGCGCGACGACGAAACCGCCGCGCCGGCGCGGCTCGGCAAGAAGGAGGCCGCGCTCGCCGCCGCCGCGACGGCCGGCCGCGACACCGAATGGGGAGGCGATCTGCTGGCGCCCACCCAGCACTAGGACCTAATTCTCCATGGACGAAGCGCCGCCGGTCAACCCGTGGCGGACGGCCGTGCCGGATTGGGAGGAACGGCTGCGCGCGGGCGCGTCGCTCGTGCCGAACTTGCCGCTGTTCCGCGAGGAAGCGGACCGGGCGCTGCGCATCTTCAAGCGCCTGCGCATCCCCGACCTGATCGGCAAACCGACCATGGCCGAGGCCTGCGGGCCGTTCTTTTTTCCGATCGTCGAGGCCATGTTCGGCTGCTACGATCCGGCGACGCACCGGCGGATGATCCAGGAGTTCTTCTGGCTTATTCCAAAAAAAAACGGCAAGTCCTCGACGGGCGGTCCGCTGATGCTGACGGCGGCGATCATGAACCGCCGGCCGGAAGCGGAATTCGATGTGATCGCGCCGACGATCCAGATCGCGCAGATCGCCTTTCGCCAGGCCATGGGCACGGTCAAGGTCGATCCGGAACTCGACAAGCTGTTCCAGTGCCGCCCGCATGTTCGTGCGATCCAGCACCGCCGCAACGGCACGGTGCTGCAGATCAAGGCGGCCGACACAGACGTAGTGACCGGCGGCAAGCAGGTCGGCACGATGATCGACGAGACGCATGTCTTCGCGGCTCGCGCCAACGCCGCCGACGTGTTCGTCGAAATCCGCGGCGCGCTGGCGGCGCGGCCGGACGGTTTTTTGTTCCAGACGACGACGCAGTCGAAGTCGCCACCGGCTGGCATCTTCAAACGCGAGATGGAGCGGGCCCGCGACGTGCGCGACGGCATGATCGACCTGCCGATCCTGCCGATCCTGTACGAATATCCATCGTCCATGATCGACGACGGATCATGGCGCGAGCGGCGAAACTGGGGACTGGTCAACCCGAACCTGAATCGTTCGGTCGACGAGGAATTTCTGGCGCGCGAACTGGCCAACGCCGATCGCGAAGGCCGCGAACAAATACTGCTGATTGCATCGCAGCATTTCAATATCGAGATCGGCCTACGCATGCGCGGCGACGCATGGGCCGGCGCCGAACTGTGGGAAACCGCGGCAGACCCGACGCTGACACTCGCGACGCTGCGCGAGCGCTGCGATGTGGTGACCGTCGGCATCGACGGCGGCGGCGCCGACGATCTGCTCGGCGCATGTTTCATCGGCCGCGACCGCGAGACGCGGCGATGGCTGGCTGTCTATCGCGCATGGGCGCACACGACGGTGCTGGAGCGCCGCAAGGAAATCGCTTCGGCGATCGAGGATTTCGCCGAACAGGGCGCGCTGAAAATATGCGACGAGGCCGGCGACGACCTCGCGGAACTGGCGGCGGAAGTCGCTCCGTTCAACGATGCCGGCCTGTTGCCGGAAAAATATGCGATCGGAATGGATTCGTTCGGTGTCGCCGCCATCGCCGACGCCTTGGTGGCGGCGGGCATAAGCCGCGATCAACTCGCCGCCGTGCAGCAAGGCGGGTGGTTGAGCGGCACGATCAAGGGCATGGAACGGCGGTTGCGCGACGGATCGTTCCGCCACGACGGCTCGCCGATGATGGCGTGGTGCGTCGGCAACGCGCGGGCGGAAGTGAAGGGGTCGAACCTGTTGATCACCAAGCAGACGGCCGGCTCCGCCAAGATCGATCCGCTGATCGCCGGGTTCAACGCCTTCTCGCTTATGGCGCGCAGCCCCGAGGCGGCGGGGCGCACATCGATTTATCGCACCGAACGGATGATGGTGCTCTGACATGGCCGGATTCTGGATGCGACTGCTCGGCCGCGCGGCGGTTGCGCCCATGGCGGCAGGAACGCCTTCGCCTGGCCGCCTGATCGTAACCTCGTCCGAACTGGAAGAGGCGCTGCGCACCGGCGACGTGTCGGACGCGGGAATTGCCGTCTCGCCGGAGAAGGCGATGCGGCTGGCAGCGGTCTATGCCTGTGTGCGCATTATCGCCGGCGCCATCGCGACTCTGCCGCTCGACCTGTATGAGCGCAAGGACAAGGAAACAAGGCTGCCCGTCGATGGGCCGGCCTCGCATCTCGTGCGCCGCCGGCCGAACCGATGGCAGACGCCGGCGCAGTTCCGGCGCACGCTGCAATCGCATGTGCTGCTGCGCGGCAACGCCTATGCCCTGATCGTGCGGTCGCGCGGCGAAATTAGGGAGACGATTCCGCTCGATCCGGATCGTGTGACGATCCGCCAGACGGACGCCCTGAAAATGGAATTCGACTACGCCCGCGCGGGTGGCGCGAGGGAGACATTCCGGCAGGAGGAAATCCTGCATTTGGCGGGACTGTCGCTCGACGGCATCCGCGGTGTGTCGCCGATCGCCTATGCCAGGGAGACGCTCGGCCTGGCGCTGGCGCAAGAGCGGCACGGCGCCGTGCAATTCCGCAACGGTCTGACGTCGGGCGGTTCTCTCTCCACCGAAAAGGCGCTCGGTCCGGAAGGTCGCGCCAACCTGCGCGCCTCGCTCGACGAATTTCGCGCCAGCGGCGACATGGCCGGCAAGTGGATGATTCTGGAGGACGGTCTCAAGGCGGAATCGCTGTCGTTGACCGCCGCCGATGCGCAGTGGATCGAGGGGCGCAAGCTGTCGCGTTCGGATATCGCGATGTTCTTCGGCGTGCCGCCGCACATGATCGGCGACACGGAAAAATCGACGAGCTGGGGGACGGGGATCGAGCAGCAGTCGATCGGCTTCGTCGCCTACACGCTCGAAGATCACCTGACGATGTGGGAGCAGGCGCTGAACCGCGATCTGCTCGGGGGAGGCGAGGACGAGAAGCGTTATTTCCGCTTCAACCGAGCCGGACTGGTGCGCGGCGACATCAAGACCCGATGGGAAGCGCACGTGAAGGCGCTGCAGTGGGGCGTGATGAGCCCGAACGAAGTACGCTCGCTGGAAGACATGAATCCACGCGAAGGCGGCGACTTGTTTTATCCGCCGCCGAACACGGCCGGCGGCGGCGAAGCCGGAAACTTCGAAAACACCGGCGAAAACGACGAGGAAAACGATGAGCCTGCGCAAGCTGTTTGACGCGGCCGTGCCCGCGCGCCCGAAGAACCTGCAATGGGATGCGCCTTCGGACGCCATGGAGAAATGGGCGGCCCGCCCGCTGGCGGCCGACGAAAACGCCGACGGCGTAATCACGATTTTCGATGTCATCGGCGAAGATTTCTGGAGCGGCGGCGGCTTCACGGCAAAACGCATGGCGGCCGCATTGCGCGCCAACGCCAAGCGCGAAGTGACCGTGAAAATCAATTCGCCCGGCGGCGACATGTTCGAAGGCGTGGCGATCTACAACCTGCTGCGCGAGCATCCGCAAAAGGTGACGGTGCATGTGCTCGGCCTGGCGGCCAGCGCGGCGTCGATCATCGCCATGGCCGCCGATGAAATTGTTATGGGCGGCGGATCCTTCATGATGATTCACAACGCCTGGGGCATGGTCATCGGCAACCGCCACGACATGGGCGATGCCGCTGGGCTGTTCGAGAAATTCGACGGCGCCCTGGCGGACATTTACGAGGCGAGGACGGGACGCAAGCGCGGCGCGATCGAGGAGTTCATGGATGCCGAAACCTTTTTCGGCGCCGCCGAGGCGGTGCGCGAGGGTTTCGCCGACGCCGCCGACGAAAAACTTGTCGCCGCCGCGGCACCGGAAACGAAAGACAATCGCCGGCTC